GTGTCTATCATCCAGCTCAGAGCCACAAAGCTTGAAGAGCTTTTGTGGTAGCTTGGATGCCGGTGGCAAAGGCTCCTAGGGGCCCGGGAGCAAGAGAAGCTCCCTGAAGAAAGGCTCCGAGGATCTTTTGCACTCTCTCCCAAAAGTGCGCATTTTGGTGGTAGGGTACTGCGACCGGAATACTGGTTGCAACCTTGCGATAGGCCGCAAGGGCAACTTCATCCAACGGGGGGGAATCCTTGGCAGACTGGTACAGTGCAGAGTTCGGATTAACACGATACTCAATGCACGCCCACGTCTTCAGGATGAAATTGTTAACGGCTGCGGCCGGTGACGACACGCGTATAACAATTGCATCCATGTTTCCCATTCCTAACATATCACCATCGAAAGAACCAAATTGTTGATTAGGGTTCCCGCCCGGGTTCCCGAGAAGGGGACACGTGTACAAGCCCTCCAACACTGGGGAAAACTCAAAGTCGGGCTCATTGCAGGTAGACTGCGAATAGAGCCCTTCGATGAATGTTCCGGCGTAGTTGTCGGGCGACACGAGGGCCGCACCATCAAGTCCGTTGACCATCCAACCCTGCTGTGATACGCTCACAGCGGGGGTGGTGCCAAGGCTGACGAGGTACGTCGATTGTTGCATGCGTAGGGGGATTTTCCAAGATGTAATCGAACCTGCAAATTGCATCAGGTTCGATGTCGGGTATAGCCCGACACACATTGAGGCGTACCTAAACATCGACACCTCGTTACTGCGAGCAGCGGATCCAGCGGATCCGGTAGCTCCGAACAAGGTGGCGAAACCCGGTACGTAGACTGGCTTCCAGAAACTAGCAGCAGTTGGCAAAGCGCCAGGAGCTGTGTCTGTTGTCCAGTACGACACACCGGGGGTAGGGGCAATTAAGTAAAAGGTGTCACGGTTAGCAGTCGCGGAGACTGAGCTAGTCGTGACATCCTTCCGCACTAGTGTCTTACCTTGGAAAGAGTCAGGGATTCCCTGCCCTGGATCAGTATTAAAATCCGGAGCAGCAAATGCACACTTAAGGAAATCGCGGCCCGCTTTAGACATTGCCAGGCCTTTCGGCTGGCGCCTTCTGCGGGCGACGTTTCCCTTTGCCCTTCTTGCGGGCTGGGGAGGAGTGGGGTTGCGACGGGCATTCGGCTTTCTGCGGGTCATTTTCTTTAGGGCTAGGATTTCGCGGCGGTGTCGAATGAACCTCAGCAGTGACCACTACGGTTCCGTCCGAAGATGTCTTCGAGTGCTTTGACGGCTTTTTCGACTTCTTCCTTTTCGACCGGCGCTGAGAACGCTTGGTGCTGGTGGAAGTGCTGGTGTTTGGCGATGGCGCCTTGCACTGCTTGTCGGAGGTGTCCGCTGAACTTGGTGTGCCAAGTGTCGCGGGCGTTGCACATGTCTCGGTAGTTGTCGCTTGAGAGGGGCATTTTAAATCGGAGGGTGGAAGGTCGGGCTGTAATATCTCACCTGCCACAACGCTCTCGATCTTGGGTTTGAACAAGTGGTCGTTACCCCACTTGACTTCCCCAATTTCGTCTAACGTCTTGGCAGAGTCCAAGCTCGACTCGATGGCGCGGACTTCGTCCACGCTCAAATCTAACAACCGGCACATCGCCGTCAACAGACTCTCAACATCGTCCTGGGTATATGGGCCATGCGTCACACGATAGTCCTCAACCCCACTCTTGTAAACAAGATCGGGGTGGGACTCTTTCAGTATGCGCAGCACGGCACGACAATACGCCCCAATAATGGGGGTCTTGGCGTCCGTCACCATATAACCAGTAGCCCGGTTAAAAGCTGCCTGTTCAAGCGAGGTGCCCGTGGGGGCCATGCTCAGATGCAGCTTCGGCAATGTCCGGAGAGGGTCCTGCATGGTTGTGTCACAAGCGGGGTTGACGTACACACGCCCCAGGAAGGTAATCAAGTCACCATCACGGGGGTGTAGAACATCAGACTTAAGCTTGTGTCCCAATTTTGCAGCGACCTCTTCAAGGACCTTTGCGTAACCGGGTATGTTAGCCCGGAGTCTGTCATCGGATGCACCTAACACCCAGTCGTTCAGATTCTTCCACGCCACCTTGGGCGTCTGTCCTAGCTGGCGCAGCCCGATATAATCGTGACGCAAGGTCACTAGATTATTGTCGTTGGTGGTGCCCGGGGAACCACTTAGCTGTGAGGTTCCGGGCTCATAAGCCACGCCATTTGCTGTCGACCCTTTCGCAGGCCTATCCTTCTGCAATATTTCCTTCAACTGTACCTTGTAGCTAGGGTGGCACCAGCGCATATACGCTTTCTCCTTGAACCGCTTGTCGTCGTCAGAGATGTGGCCATCCAAACGAGAGTAATCGGACACGATAACTCCATCAGGATAGGACATCATATGCTTGACGCGAGCAGCTATTTCCGTTGGGGTCATAGACGATGCGAAC